TTAAACACTAGCAACTCGTGCAAATCCATCTGTTCCGTTTCCACCAACAACATCTGAATCATAGCCACCTTTCTGTCCACCAGCACCGCCACGACCAATAACCAGAGTGATCGTCTGATTAGTTGTACTATTATTTGTGTATTGAGCTACAAGAACAGAACCTGATGCACCACCACCACCAAACGACCAGCCTTCATCACCAACACCCATTGCACCATCACCACCTTTACCAAATAACGCAATAGGACTCACAGAAGCACCGCCTGTGTGATCTTCTTTCGTTGCTTTACCTACATTACCTTGAGTAATAGTTGTTGAATCAAAAGCACCAATGATATCTACAGCGCCAACTGTGCCAGCTTGACCGTCGTTATATGATGAGCCGTTGCTCCAAACGCCTTGAGTACCACCAGTTGAGCCGTGAACCACAGCAATGTTTTCACCATTTACCTTGAGTAATAGATCAGCGCCAGCTTGACCGTCGCTCAATGGGTATGATGAGCTATTAGAACGACGTGATGCACCACCACCACCGCCAGCACCTATTAATGTGAAGAGTTTAGTTTCACCCGGCTGAAGAATGAAGCTATATAAGCCAACTGGATAATCACCGTCGACTGTTGTGCTATTAGGGTTCTTATGCTGAAGCACTTGAAAACTAACTTGTCCTGAATAACCAATACGATTCGTACCTGAGCGATTAAAGATTTTAGGTGTGAATGTATTTATATCACGCTCAAATGCAGCTGCTTCATTACCTGATTCTGGGCATAAAAAGATACCGAAATTACGATCTGTTAAATTATAGATGTCTGGTGCTTTAATCTTATCATTATCAGCAGTCCAACCATCTGTACCACCAATCATGGTTACTGTACCTCCACTAGAATCACCATTGTAATAAAACACACCTGAAGCAAGGATGCGCGGATATGACACATAATTCAGTAGTGCTGTGATCTGTGCTTGTAGTTCATCACGTGCTTGCTGGTTAAAAGCAGCTTCAGATAAAAAGCGTGATTCAATCGCATCTGAGAGGTTTTCTAGGTCTGGATACGTTGCTAACAACTCATAGAGCTGCTGGCGATTGTTCGGGTCTAAAACAACACCATTTTTCTCAAGAACGTTTGCTATCTCTTCCTGAACCATATTGCACCATTCAGGCGTAACATAAGTTGCATCTTGGCCAGACACATCCTCATTTGAATGAAAGCCTTTTTTTCCTGTGCCAAACATGTCTGGACGTGCATTTACACTATCAATCCGCTTCATGGCTGCTCCTCAATGTCATAACGTAAATAAGCTGGTAAATAGTTTTTAATGATGCAAGCCATGTCAGCTTGCACTGGGGCTTTTAAGATAAGTTTGACTTTGAACCGTAGATTTTCTGTGTTGACTGGTGAATCGCATGGAGCAGTACATTGCATTGGTCTGTAGCGCACCAAGTCAATCAACTCAATGCCAAACAAGCCTAGCAAGCCCTCAAGATAAGCACGGTTTAAAACATTCTTGGTCTGTTGAACCCAATTGATGATCTGAAGACGTTCTTCAGTTGTTTTTGTTGTATTCACCGTACACTTCAACGGCAAACCTAATGCTGCTTCATATTCACTAATCAGTTCTTCAGGAATGCGCTCCAACGTGACCAAAATACGTTTTGCATCAACATCAGCCTGTGCCAACACTTTTGCATGGGCATAGATATCATCTGCAATATTCGTATTTGGTGACATGTCATAACCACCGACGGGTAGCAACTGACGAAGTACTGCTGCATAAAGCTCTACAGTTTGTTCAAATGTCATAGTAGTGTCACCGTTAATGTGCCGATCCGGAGCCAACCAGTAATAAATACAGTTAAAGTCGGTGTTTGATTTACTGCTGGTGTAAGCTGAACATCTGTCACACCCGGCAATGCTCTAATTTGGCTAACAACTGTAGATGCGACAAAAGTTTCACCCGGCTCCAACAAACCAACATAATCACGAATGACTTGTTCAATATCTGTTTGATTTGCAGTGCCTGTGACCACAGCTGTGATATTCAAATATTCTTTGGTTGGCGAATAAGCTCTTACATCGCCCCAAAAGCCTGAATATTCATCAAGAGTGGTCTGAACTAAAGCTAATAGTGCTGTGCTTGGTGAGTTGGGTGGATTACCAGCTGCCGTGATTGCTACATCTAATGAACCAAGGCCACGACGTTTTGGAAACACAAAAGCATCGGCAACACCCGGAACGTCTTTCACAATACGTTTAACATCTGCTTCACGATCTCGGACAAGCCCTAAAGCTTCCTTTTCCTCCATTCGTTGACGCCAAGCTTCAACATCTTCAATGTCTACACCAGCAGATATTTCAATAACATCAACTTGTGCAGCAACACCCGGAAGAGGACTAACCCAAAGCAATTGCTGACCATCAAAATTCCAAGCAATACCATCAAACTCAGCAATAACTTGGATTTCTTTGGTTTTATTGGCTGAAAGCTGTTCTGTATAAATAGTTAACCAGTAATGACCTTTACCATCGGTAATTTTGGTACCAGCAGGAATGGTGACAGCAGTATTTGAAATCGCTTTGACTCGACCAGATGCTTTTGAGCCAGCTAAGCGTGGACACTGTAAACGCTCAGCATGTATATAAAGAAAAGGTTCATCTGCTGTAGCAACGAAAAGCTGTTTCTGAATATAAGTTTGATGGTGATAAAGCCCTTCAACAACTGAAGCTTCACCATCTGCACGAATAGCAGCATCTGAATCATCTTCAATGGTTAAACCAGTTAAATTGCGGACTTCCTGAATGATGTCAGAACGCAGCTGGTTAAATGTTTTGATTGGATAAGCCATGTATTAGCCTCCAACCGGAACAAAATATTGAATTGTTTGTTTCTGACCAGAAAGCTGTACAACATCAATATTTAGATCAACTCGGCTTTGAGCAGTTTGCACTGCATTTACCAAGATTGATGCAAAACGATTTGGCACTAAGTCTTCTAATGCTTCTTCAGCATACTGTTTTACGATCTGAACCATTCGAGGCACGCCTTTTGAACGTCGTAATGTGTAGAAGCGGCTGCCTATCTTTGAATTAGCCCAATACTTACCACGATGAATATTCAAACGCTGGCAAACGGCTTGTACTTCATCTTTACTGAAGGCTGTATCAAGGCTCATCAGCACATAATCTTTCGTTTCTAAATTAATATTCGCCATGATTCACCTACATTTGCGGAATTGGAGTTGGGCTATTGCCATTTTTGTGTTGGTTATAAATGTCACGCATTTCCTGCATTGAGCCTTTCTTATCAAAGACATCGCCATTCACATGTAAATTGCCTTCATCAACAAAAAGATCGCCACTGGTGATATGCGTACCGTCTTCTTTAAGCAAAAGGCTGTGTCCAAATTGGTCGTAAACGCATGTTTCACCTTTACCAACGTTGACCACCACAGCACCACCAGTCGTTGCAACCACAATTGAACGTGAGGTTTTGCCATGCAAAGGAATTACAACAACACGGGCATTTTCAGGAATATGAGAGCTAAAGCCGACTTGTTGAATAAGTTCAATTTCTTGCAGCGTTTCATCAGCAAAACCTTTTAATTGCAGGTCTTTTGAACCACCACGTGCGACCAGGGCGAGAAATGAATTTCGGATTTGCCCAAGACCTTTATTTACTTGAGCTGCTACAGATTTCATCATGATTTTTTCTCCTTCAGCACCAATGGATTTGCCCAATCACCCTGACGTTTCAGAAGAAGTTTTGTGGTTTTCCCATTCTTACGATCAAGTTGAAACGTGCGACCATACACAGCCCATTTTGCTGTCGCTCTTGATAAGACATTGGTTTCTAAATTGATGTACCAGCCTGTTGACCAGAGTTTTCCATCGATCATCCAGCCTGAAACGGTTGCAATAAGCGTATGGGCTTCAAGGTCATTGTCTTTTTTGATTTTTTCTAATGCAGCATTGGCTTCAGCTTCAGTTTCGACATCGCCCAAAGTCACGATTTTCAAGCGGTTATAGTCATACTGCGTTTGAGCTGTTGTTTCAGACAAAATTGATGTGGCTTTGCCGTCTTGGCTCAAGACTTTGATATGACTAAAGACGTTAGACACATCGTTGTCGTACTGAAGACTCATGACGTTGTTGCTGTTATTTAAAGGACGCATCAAGCGCAATGGGGTTTGAACCTGATATGGATTGGCAAAAGGGTCACCGATTTGGATGGTTCCATCCGGATCAAGCCAAACATGCTGACCAGTGATTTGAGCTGCTTTTGTCAATGAATCCCACAACGATTCACCCGGTTCAACAGAGACTTTATTCTTCAGCCATGCATTGTTTTGAATACGAACATCATGAAACAGTGCGCCTAAATCGCCATTTAAGATATAGCGTCCGACTAATTCTTCCAATGTAATTTGACGACCATTGAAAATCGGCACTGAGCAGTCAATCAACTGCCCAACAAGGTCACGACCCGAAATCTGCAAACCATATCCATCACGGTTTACAGCCTCAGAAACTCTGTCGGCAACAGAGGTCAAAATAATCTGATTTGCATAGTAAACTTGAACCTTTGCACTGCCTTTAATATCAGGACTTAGTGCTTGTCCACCTTTTTCAAATAACGTAAAGCTCCAGTTCTCAGCAGGCGTATCAATCTGATTGTCAATTTCAACTTGATCCCAACCTGTAGCCTCTAAACCAGCAATGACTAGGCGGATTTCATTACCCTGATTATCTTGCATAGACCGTTAGCTCCATGCCGACCTGCAATGCCGCAGGGTTCACTAAATCAGGGTTTAAGCGTCGAATTTCGTCAGCACGGCTCATATCGCTATAAAGGTGATGAGCCAACCAATGTAATGTGCAAGGCACAGGAACTTGTGTTTTTGTAAGCGGTGGACGTGTCTCAATGAGTTCTTGGATTTGATCCTGAATTTGTGCAGCAACGTCCTTGTAGACCTGAATTTGCGTAATACTTTCAAAGGTATTAATGGCACGCTCATCACGAATGGCTTGCTGTAGTACTTCACGTGTCTTTTTACGTACTAAAGCCAAATCAACAGGTGAAAAGCTGATTTGTTGATTGTTTGCAGATTCAGAGCGTGTTGTTGAGATAACTTGCTGAGCAATAGCAACTTGGCTTGCAACTTGTGTTGAACGCCATACGCGTTGTAATTCAGTAGAGTCGTCATCATTTTGAAAAAGGTTTTCAAAACGCTCAACACGATGCACAACATCACGCCATTTTGACAAAGCAGAAATATTGGTATCAAAGGTCACCAGTTTGGTGACGTCATCAACCAGCCCAACAATCCAATCGGCAGGAGCTAAAACGTTTTCAATGGTTTGCTTAGCAACACCTAAATAGGTACGTGCCTGATCGATACCGTTGCGGATCGTATTGACTGTGCTAAATAACTTATCGCTGTCTGCAATTTTAAGTTTTTCTAACGCACTTTCTAATGCTGAAGCTGGAGCATCAATAATTGTTGTTGTGGCAATTTTCTCAGGTACAGCAACAGGTACAAACAGCTCACGCTTTTCAACCTTTGCCTTAATAAACTCAATTGAAATGCTGCAAAAGTCTGGATTTTCAGCATCATGGTTGATGTCATAGGTCACAACATGGACTTGTTGAACACCAAAAATGGGATGAATTAGCTCACCCGATCCAGTAGCATTCAAAGCAGCTTCTAATGCATTGACCCACGTTAAATAATCAGACCCGGTATAAACCGCTTGGATTGAAATTCGACGAGGGTCATTGCCCATGTCTTCAATTTCAGCTTCGTCTGAATATGGGGCTTGTTTAATGGCAAGAGTTTTAGGCGCAGTATCTTTGGTAGACGTGCATTCAAACTGCACACCTCTGAAACTTGCATCTTGTAAATCTGTATCCCAGCCCATAAAAAACCTCACTATTGTGAGGTTATGATGGGAAATATAGCCGATTTATATCAGGCGGAAACGTTTCCGCCCAGTTTATCTACGTTGCAAATATAAAGGCACATTTGGCGCTCCATGACGCTTTTCTTCAGTTGCCGCATGTTCTGAAATTGCCCCAAGTAAGCCACCACTAAAGTTCATTGGCTTGTTTTGCCCAGTGACATCAATCAAAGTATTAATTTTATTGATCAGCTCTCGGCTCAATACATTTTGTTGCTGTTGTTCAGCAATCAATTGACTACTTTTTTCTTCAGCAGAAGCCTGCTGTGCCTTGCTTTGTTCAATTGCTTGCTGAACAAAGTCAGGACGTTCACCACCAGAACCAATACCAACTTTAGCCAATAAATCACTAACCAAGCTATATCCAGCATCATCAATTGGTTTAAAGATTTGATACCCAGTATAAGCAGCACCAACGAGACCAGCTGTTTTTGCTGCACCTGAAGCTTTAGATGCCAAACCGCCACCCTTGGTTGTTGGTAAATCTGGCAAGGCTTTACCACCCATACCACGTAGTGTAAATGCAGCTGCACCAGCTGCTAAAGCAAGTCCACCAACGGCCACAGCAGCACCATAAGCCATACCAGCAAGATTTTCATTCTCTGCTGCACTTTTGGTAATCGTATCTTTGAAACCGCCTAGCGACTCGGAAATAGCATCGTAAGCTTTAGATTGAGCAAACAATTTTTCCTGATTCATTGCCTGATCTTTTGCCCACTCAGTATTGCGAACCATCGCAGAATCAGCAGCAACTGTACCAGATGCATTTGGAAGCTCGGTACGCAACTTACTCAATGTGTCTTTATTGTAGGCAACACTTAAAGCAGCCATAAGTGCTTGACGATCTGCAATGATTTTGCCGATCTCAGAACCCATTGCAATATTGCTCATATCATTTAACGCAGCTGTACGTGTTGCTGAATTACTAGACTGTGCCTGAGCTTGAAGCTTTTTATATTGGGCATTGCCTGCAAGTTGACGCTCAAGTAATTTTACAAATGCTTCAACACCATATACGCCTTGATCCCGTTGCTGTATAGCATAAGTACTCCAGTCAAAAACTTGTGCCGGCTTTTTCTTACCATTTGATTTTGTTGGGTCGCCAGCCTGTACTTTTACAGCATCTGCAACAGATTTGCTAAATTCAGAACTAGACAATTTGGCAAGTAAGTTCACAACGTTATTGCCAGCCTCATCGGTTGTACCAGCAGTTTTCATTGCCACTTGGTTCATTGCTACAAGTTCGGTGAGACCTTTTTCTCCGCTATACCCCACAACACGGGCAGCAGCCATCTGCTGTGCCAACCATTTAGATAAATCTTTATATTCAAAGCTACCAAGCTGGCCACCACGTACAGCAATATCATGTCCACGTTGTAAATCAGTGATACCAAAGTCTTGCATACGAACGGTTAAAGCTGCTGCATCTGTTGCTGTAGCACCTGTGGCAAAGGCTGTTTTCGTTGCGGTATTTAAAGCCGGAGCCACATTATTGAGTTCATATTTACCTGAAGCGATTAACGCATTTGCGGCCTCAGCAGCATCTTCACGAGTTCCACCGCCACCACGCACAGCTGCTTTGATATATTCATTCAATTGACCACGTGCTGCCAATCGTGATTCAGGACTCATACCTTGGCCACCAGTAGCCGTTGCAGCAATGTATGTCAGTTGTTGATCATAATCACGTGGCTTTTGCAGTGCATTTGATACATACATACCACCAGCAATAGCACCGCCAGTTGCAGCAGTGCCTTTTTGCCAAAGTGACATGGTTTGTTGCGTTGACTGGTGTGTACGTTTGCTAGATTGTTCAACTTGTTTTGCCCAGTTTGCCAATTGTTGAGCTGAACCAACTTGTTGTTTTAATAGCTGGCTTTGTAGCTTGGTTTGTATTGACTGCTGACGCAACACACCTTCAAGCATTCGATTTGTACGCAACAACTGATCCCCAGCACGGGCAGTATTTATAGTTTCCCGTGTACCAGCTCTTGCAGTATTGACGAATTTGGCTTGAGCAGAACCAATCTGTATCCATTGCGTATTGATTTTTGTTGTGGCTTGAACTTGCTGATCAGAGATGCGCTTTATCTCTTGTGCAGCTTGTTGGCCTTTGATCTGCAACGTAAGAGAAACGGTAGAATTTCCGCTCATTTGCTATCCCTTTGGTTTTGAATGTTTTCGACCCATTGCAACAAAAGTTGTACCTTCATCTTTAGATGCCGGAGCTGGAGGCGTTGGTGGTTGCGTAGAGTGACTTTTTGGTGGTCTTTGATGAGTATTATCAAGCCGCTCATCACTGAGTAAGGCCGCAGCCAGATCAAGCGGCATATTTAACGCTTGATCTGGTTGGATACCAATATCTATCAGTTTTCTGATGATTCTTGCTCGGGCAATGAACTCTCGGCTGCTTCCTTTGCATCAAGAGTTGCACGTAAGTCTGTTAAATAATTCAGATTTGCTCGTGATGAATGTCCAAGCATGTCATAACTAATATCATGCTCATTACCTTCAGCATCAATAAGTTTTGTCATAGCAGCTAAGTCAGCAATACCAACGAATTGACCGATTTCAGTTGATGCTTGAGCCTGCAAATATTCAATTGCTGTCATTTGACGCATCACAACTTTTCGACTTTTGATATCCGTTTGACCGACTAATTTTTTAAGTGCTACAGGTAATGTACCTTCTACTTGAATTTGTTCCATTTTTTATCCTTAAATAGTTTCATTGATATAAGAGAGTGCAAAACCTTCAAGATTTCGACGTGTTTCACCATTCACGTCATACGTATCGGAAATGGTTTGTACGTTAAAGTCGATATACGTTTCACGGAAATTACCTGTTTCTGATTCGATACTGAGTCGAGCATCATCAATCGCAAGCCAATCCACAGTATCCTTAGCGTCTGGAACAACCACAGCCACAGATACAGCATAAGTTTTAATACCTTTTGCGGTATATTTAACCTCACCAGTACGGTTCATAGTCGGGATTGGACGGTTACCGGTATTTTTAGTGGGATTAAGTGTGGCGCAGTCATATTCTTGACCATTCACACTTAGGATAATAAAACCAACAGCTTTCTCAGCCATTTTGCAAACCTCTTTCAAAGATGGCTCATTGTCCAATGACTATGAAAATAAAATCAGGCGGAAATGTTTCCGCCCAATAATAAAAAAGACCGCATTTTGCGGCCTTTTTTCTCTAATTAAGGTGATCAGTAGACATCAAGTGTCGTACCAATCACGTGCATACCACGCACCCAATCAGTAGGAACTTTCACATTGACGCGATAACGATCAGTTGTGTCTTCAATCACTGTAATCTGATCAGCAGTCTCACGTACATTTTGCAAAATCTCAGCCTTATCCAGTTGAATCGCACGAGTCAAAATAATGGACTTGATATTGCGACGTTGAGCAGCTGTGTTTTTACGACGACGTTCTTTCATCAAGTCTTGACGAATAACTTTGCGTGTATAGTCCACAACTAATACGCCATTGATATCAAGCATCAAGTCATCTGCTTCACCAGAATCAGGGTTCATACGATATGTTGAAATGGCACGTACAATTTCAGGTTTACCATCAGCACCTGTATTAATCATACATACACCTTTATTCATCGCTGCTTCCATGCGTTCAAACGTGAGCTTGAACTCATCAGCAACTGGTTTAATACCGCCCAGATTAACCCCGTTGAATGGCAATGCTGGGTCATTTGAATCTGCTAATGCAGCAGCCATTGCCGCGGCAAGTTCAGGTTCTTGGCCTGTCGCACCGTTGTAGCAAACAACAACGACGCGGTAACTGGTTTTTACCGGGGCTTGGTCAGCAAAGGTTTCAGCAGCAACGATATCAGAGAACGGTACAACGAGAATCGCTGGACGTTGTTCAATTGAATCGCTGACAGAAGTTAAGTGGTCGATCCATGCAGTCGTGTCTGCACCAGCTGCTGGAGGTGCTGATACGGCAATGATGGTGTGACCGAGTGGTTTGATTGTATCGAGAGTATCTTGAAGAGCCATGATGATATTTCCTAAAAATTTACTGGTAATATTGATGAAAGGTACTCATATAATTCTTGAGTCTCTGTACTAGAAAGTTTTTTGTTAAATATCAAAGCAGCGTAGGTATCCGTTGAACCAACGATACTTGTGCTATTGACACCCCAAGCACCTATCCTCAGTGCAGCGCTATCATTTAAACTACCTGTATGGCTTGCTATTTCTTCAGTCAAAACACCATCGGATGAAACAAAAAGACTATTACTTGCTAAACCTAAAGAACCAGACACAAAATGAACTTTTGTCAAATCCGGTAAATAAGCCGATGATGGTCGTGATGCACTATCAAGTTGAACTAGAGGTTTACCTCCATATACAGCGATACCTTCATTAGTTAGTGATGATGCATCATAATTAATCGAACTAAGCAAAATAGCTTGAGTTGTAAACTTTGCAACAACAACAAAGGTTTTTTCGCCAGATATTATAATATCCGTAATGAAGCCATTGGCTTTATCAGTAGTGATTTTTGAATTAGACACCTGAGGTGTACCAACAACAGTTCCTTGTACCCCAGTTACTCGATTAATTATTGATTCTTCTAATGTGCCATTAAATAACCAATAACCTTCTAAATTTTCACCAGAAGGTATCAAGTTGCCAATATGCTTTGTAAAAACAACATCTGGAAGTTGAATATTCAAACCCATCTTAAACTCCTTAACTTATTAAATATTCAAAAATCGGACACCAGTTATGCAGTGGTTTATTAATGCCATCGGGGTCGAAAATTAAATCTACTCCTTGCGAATCACGCAAATTACCACGCGGGCCTGTTACACGATTTGGTTGAGCGGAAGGAGTCCATGCATAACGAAGGTTTGCACCAACAGGTATAGGGTCTACAGCAATAATCTTTACAGTATCTCCCTGTGTAATCTCTACAGAACTAATTACTATTGAATTATTTGAATTATCAACAAGGCTGAAGCCATAGTTAGTATTCAGTGCAATATGTGAAGTATCAAATACAAGTGGCTGTACAGGTACATGAAACTTAACTTCAAGAATGCGACCTTGCTTCACATGTGATATGGGATATACAGGCTTCCAGTCTTCACCATCAACAAGCACACGCTTATGTACAAGCCCAATATATGCACCCATCCATTTTGATGACACGCCATTAATATGATAGCCATCCGCGTAGTCGAAGATATATAAAGGACAAGCTAAATAGACATTGGAGCTTGCTTCAGTTGCAGCTTGATAGATTGCCAATTCAATATTTGGCTCTGTACGTCCAGATGTTTTAAACGAGCATAGTTGAGTTGTGATTAGACCATCTAAAGCTAGGTTCGAATTAAGTGTTTTTAAGTGAGAATCAATAAGCCCGATGAGGTTTTGCAGACCGTCTTTATACTGCTGAATGGTTGTTCCAATACTAGGCTTATTATCTTCTTCACCCTGCACCCATCCCATTAGCGGCATACCGTATGTAAGCCCTTGTGCTTGAGCTAAGTTGAAAGCGTTGGTGATTGCAGGTTTGAGATTGTTGTTCAGGTATGTTGTTGAGAGTGACGCGAGCGACATACCGCCTTCACCGCAAGCAGTTCCAAGAAGCTGGTATTTCTGTTGTGTGTATTCGATCCCATTTTCATCGTTAATCAATTGCTTGACACAATCAGTTGCGCCACCACAAGGCGTCTCGTACCCGACATAACCACTCACATCTTTTTCTTCAACAAGCGGTATGAAAGAGCCGTAGAAATTTGGAACGTTGTATGATGGATGCTGTGGTCGAATGCCACCAACAAACATGACACTGTCATATTTCTGAACTGTCGTTTGGATTGGAGAAGAATAAGCACCCTGACTTAACGATTGACCAAAAATTTCAAAATGCACAACATTAAAAGCATAATGTCCAACCTTACGAACTCGACCTATTAATGCTGTGATTTCTTTCCCACCAACCTGTAATTCATTGACCTCAATAGTCCCAGCTTTAACAACACCGTTTGACATAATTGCTATCGCAGCATTTTTATTTTTATCAGTGATTGAAAAAGCTGCCGCTGAACTATTAAACTCACAACTCTGGGTCTTAATTGCGTTGACTTCCAATTCCTCTATTGCAATAGCCCCATTATCTTTAATAGCAAACGCCATTCTTCCAGCTGAATCAGAAATTGAATACGGGTAGTTTTGTTTTGCCAAATAAATATATTTCAGTGGTTTAGTTTGCTGATTCGTATATTCTTCAGACTTTTCTACAGCTAAATTGAACAGATCAGTACCAATTTTGTATTCTGTACCAGTCCACGTATAGGTTCCAACTTTCGATGAATCAACATCATTATTTACACGGACAGAAACATTTGGTCCTGATGGAGTATAAGCTAGCATCTCTGCATAACTATTGAATGATGCTTCATAGCCACTTTTAGCCAGTGTGACGTTAAACTCAACTTCATCTACGCGCTCGTTGATTGCATCATCACGCGACTGACTTGATTGAGCTACAGCTACAACAGCCGTTGGTGTAGCAAAATCAGATTCATTCTTTAATGCAGCAGTACCCAGGCCTGACTTAACCAAATCAGCAACTTGTTGTAACGGTGCTTTTTTTGTTTCACCTTCTTGTACAACAGGCATCACATCATTAGGAGAAACATTTGAAGTTGGTTCAAGTTCACTAATCGGGACGCCAGGAACTTCAATTACGACTTGTGTAGCCATCAATTAATACCTCAAGGCTCAATTAAAACACCGCTTTCAGTTAAAAGTGGGTCACCACTTTGAGTCTGAAGAGCAGCTTGTGTTTGTACGCCTTCAGCTGCTAAAGCCACCGCCTGAGCATTGACAAGACGATTAGTCTTAACCGCAGCTGTAATCATGCGACCAGCTTGTGACTCCGCACCAAATACAGCATTTGCGCCAGCAGTGTCATAAACATCAACTGGAGTGAATTGCCCGGACAAAACATCTAGCGTCACAAAAAGAACTTTTTGCTGATTGGCTGGAAGCCCTGTGCGGAGTGTATTGATATTGACGTCTGTATAAACGCCGGGTGTTTTAATACCAGCAGGAATACTCATTATTCATTTTCCTTCAGTTCAACCAGATCAGATGCGTCAGTAACGTCATCACCCGGCTTGAAGCAATAATCGACATTGATACGGTGGATTTCACCGATAGATTCATCAGCCTCTTCACGGTCACGATCTGAAGCAGTAATGGTGTATTGGGTGGTAAATTCTTGAGCAAGCACACTAATTGACTGCTCACGTGTCTTGGTGTTGAAAATGGTTTTAGTCCGACCAAGCTCAAGTGGTGCAAGACCAGTCACACCAGCTGAAGACAAATCATTACCAATCAGTAGACGTTGAACTAAATCAAGCATGTTGTAAGTACCGATGTCACCACCAGCACCTTGACGACGAGCTTCTTCATTACGGACTGAACGTGCCCCAACTAAAACAACAAATTTCAGTGGATACTCAGTCTTGTTATAACTGCTCATCTTTGGTGTACCTGAACCATCAAAAACAACCCAAATAGCTGGAAATGTTTTGATTACAGTGGGTAGATCCCCATCAAACTCTCCACCATAGGTTTTGATTTCTCGAACCCAAGTCCATTTTTTGTCAGTAACTTGTTTAGCCAAGACATCTTTAATGCCTTGTTCAACAACAGCAAGATTTAGACTCACCAGTTATTACCTCCAAAATCATGCCGCCCAACTTGAAACAACACATTGTTGGATGAAGTCTTTACAGGTTCAGCTTCGCCAGCTGGAGCATTACCCAAGCTGACGTTACCTTTTGCAATTTCTTTTAAGGTCTTGATTGCATTGTCATAACGAGTTTGGATTGGATCGTTATCAGACATTGCACCTGTGCAGGCATGATAACGAGCCATGTGACAAGCAATGCTTTCAAGAAATGGGGGTACGGTTTGCAACGGCAGCTCATAACGACCCACAAGATAACCCTCAATTTCCGAGTTAGCTTCTTGCAATGCAGCATTCAGCTTGTCGTAATTGATTGCATCTTGATATGGCTCAACATTGTCAGTGAGCTGAATTAACTCATGCTCACCGAACTTTTTGATCATCGCATCTGCCGTTGCATACATGTCAGTTCACCTTATGCCTGAGTACCAGTAGAACCGACAGCCATTTGCCACAGGCCGAAACCAGCAACACCGCGAGCTTCAACACCATAACGATACTTTTTACGCATAAAGACGCTGTCACTGTTCATATCGAACTGAGCAACAAAATTCGGCTTTTTACGTGGTTGGTAAACGATTGGTTTCACTGGACGGGATGCATCTAAAAGGTGCCATTCAGTTTTAGTTTCAAGCCACGGGCATACTAAAACTTCAAGCTCACCCTTATATGGGTTTGGCTTACCATCTTCTAAACGATCTGTAGTAACCAAGGTATTTGCTGTTTCACGCAATGCCGGAGGCACAACCAAAAGATTTGCCTTTAAGTTAAGAGGCTTACCTTCAGAGTCTTTCAGCTCTTGCATCATCGTGATTGCAGCACCAAGACTTGCTTGAGCAGCTGCCAATGACGAAACACTTAATGCTTTGGTCAATTTGTTAGAAAAGACCTTGGCATTTTTACCTTCACCAACTTTATGATCAGTTGAATAAAAAGGCTTATCGTCGTAGCACTTTTCTTCAAAACCTTTTGTAAGAACACTGAAGACAAGATCATCAGGCCATTCTTTAGAAGACTGTGCAGCAGCTTGGGTTTCGATGGTATACATACCCAAGTTATCATCTTCAATATCATTACGATCTACTTCAACAGTAGCTTCATAATCTTCATTGACCAGAATGTAAGCGTGACCAGTTAATTTCTTAACTGCTTTATCACCAATCCATTTACGCAAAGCTGGAAAGCGATCTGTCCACGCATAAGTATTAGAAGCACCAGTACTTGGGACTTCCATTGCTACTTTTGCATAGTTGCTTGGAGCAGCATCAAAAGCTGTTTTAAAAACTTTCTTGAGGCTTGTGCTTAAAGCTGTAAGAACACGTGCACCATTTTGTTCAGTAATAATCATTAATAAATCTCCACCCATACGCAGTCAGGATATTGCGTATCAAAGCCCATAAATTTGCCTGCAACTGGAAGACCAGCACCTGTGGTTTTTGCTACTGTCTGGTTGTCTTCCACAAAAACCTCTTCACCAAATTCAGCTTGGGTTACAGCATCAGTTGATGAGTTCTGGAACAAAAATTGTTTTTTACGACGAGCACATGCGAGAACATCGCCATCAGCACCATCTGTGTTGTCAGCTGAGTTATCCCAAACACCAACAACCTTTTGAGTTGCAGCAATTGCCGTTTCTGAAGCGATTGCAAATCCTGTGGCATCTACCAAAGCAAATGTACCGACTAGAACAATCGCGCTTGCTTTCAATGGAACAGGCATTAATTCACCATCACGCATTTCTGTGACGATTCCAGTTTGAGTTGCTGTCATGGATTAGCTCCTAAAGTTGTTGGATCAACACCCAACTGTGTAGCGATACTGACGGTAATATCATCCACAACAGGTTTCTGTTGCTGTTGCTGTTGATGGTTAGCTGCTAAATTCACTTGCTCAGTCTGACGCTGACTCAAAGCTGCAATTTTTGGCAAACTTTCAATGTGAGATTTCACAAAGTCAGGATTAGTTGTTGCCTGATCTTTTATCCAGTCGATTGTTGCTTGACCAGTCAAACGACCATCACTACATGCAGCCACAATCAGGTCATCGATTTCTTTGGCTTTTTGAGCTGCTTCAGCAGTACCAGCTTTGTTCACAGCTTCTTGATACACAGCCATTGGAACAAATTGAGTCATATCAACCGCAGACTGACTGTTTGCAGCCACTTTGATCTGATCAATTGCATCTAATGCATCAAAAAGGTGTTGACCATTTGCCGCCACAGCAACACCGGTTTTTTCTTTGATTTGCGCTGATAGCTTGTTAAGTTCTGCCAAAACTTCTTCTGCTGTTGCAGACAATGGCAAATTCAACATCCAGCGCAGTTTTTCTAATAACTCTTCCATTTCAGAATCCTGTTGGGGTGAATTTTGGGTAAAGTAATCCTGTGCCAAGGCTGCAAGTTGAACCTCGGGCAGATTATCCAAGTTAGGGGTATTGGTTAACGCAACACTATGAAGTCCAACGACCTCACCAGTTTTGGTATAAAAAATAATGGGTGATAAATACTTATATTCTTTCGACTCGATATAGCCCTTGGCTTTATCCAGCCATTCAAATTTAGTGCTACATATTCCAACTCCATTAACGTATGAGAAATGTGCAGCCTTCAACCAGCCTGAAGCTGGAGCTGGTTCACCAGTTTCTTGTGCCTTTAAAGTGGCATGTTCATAATCAATGACCATATCCACTTGACGCTGATTCAATGAAGCAACAATTTGCTGACCACGCTCCGGAGTAAGTACCCAGTGCGGTGCATCAAATGGACGTCCATCAACACCAGAAAATGTACCTTCAGGAACAAGAACAAGGTGGTTTGATGTCACGCTCAAGTCAAATGAGCATGAAGCGACAAGAATTGGTTTAGGCATAACATCTACTTTTTAAAAGATGTTATGAGATTAAGATTTGAGGAAAGGAAATATCAGGCGGAAATGTTTCCGCCCAGTTTTAATTATTTTTAGCCAAAGCTTTTGTGCCAGTAAAAATCCACATCATCAAAAATAGCATCCTCAGCTTCACGCTGTAAGAATCCACGTTCATCAATCGGCAAATACGGCCGTGCTGGGAACTTGCTTCCCGGGTGATTAACTTGCGTAAACACCAAACCATTGAATGACAATGCCTGTTTATTTCTAGGGCGGATTACATGTGGGCGCGTTTGACCACCCCAATGCAAAATGGCGGCATACGGCACATTGGTACCGATGATTGCTTGATCACGAGTATGTTGCGTTGTGATACTACGTCGCAAATTTCCTGACCGATACAAATGTGATGCACCACCATCTTTCAGACCAGCCCAAGTCGGACGACCACCATTATCAAAATTATCTTGAGTAACAGTATCTAGGCTCAATGCTATAGCCGCTGCCAATGGCGTTGTATCTGACATACGATCAGCAACCTGAGACATGCGGTCAATCAAGGCGCTATCGTTGATTTGCATAAAGCTCATAATTTATACTACTCCTGAGATGGTAGTTTCCTAATGGAAAGGTTACAGGCAATCGCTATGTATTATGCTGTTCGAGTCAGCCGCCATCTCACGCTTATCTAATCTTTTCATAAACGCCTGACTTTAGGCTGCCTTCGATTACATCATCCTGAATCTTAAAAATACTGACGATTTCCATCACTCCGGATGCACGGATTGAAAGCTTAATCACTTCGTTTTCATGGCTCTGTGCCAATGCTGGCAACACATACAACATACTGTCATTCTTAACATCCCACACCACTAGCTCAGCTTGAGCAATCAATTTTGACAACTGAACCCATTCATCTGTGGTCAAAGCATTCCCGGCATCACTATGCCGTTTTGCTTTTTTACCCACCAATAAATGGTCACTGACCGTCATAATCGGGCTTTCAACAACCTTGTTTTTATTAGCTAAAAACCGAATCTCATCAATATGCAACACACCCACAGTACTTGTTCTGTTTTGTGGCAGAGCAAAGCTCATTGCATTATGAACAAAGGATTCATGGGCTTTCAGTCGCGGTGGTGACAACAGCATTTGTTGCACTTGCTGCAAACCTTTTCTAGTCCCCATAAGGTCTGCGGCACGTTGTGCCAACACTCTATCCATCAAATAACTACTGGCTGGAGAACCATTAAATCCAGCTGCCGGAGCGAAAGTTAAGGTGCCAGATTGAGTTGGAATATCAAACTGAGTGCGCTTTACTGTTACATCAACACCAGAGTGGCGATCTGTGCCAACACGTTCATAAATTGTTGATGCATAGCCATCACTAGACAAAATTTCTTTGCCTTCAACTTCACGTGCAGATCTGGCAATTACCCGGCATTTACAACCCCACTCAGCAGGTGGATAGGCCACATTCCAAAATGGATCATCAAAACGGAATAATCTTCCGTTTAATGCCACATGCTGTTTACGAGGGTTATTAATCGTAATATGCCGCCATTCCCAGTATGGACGGGTTTCACTACCAGCCATCATGGCTTTATAACGCCCAGCTGCAAATGCGGATTGCATGTTTGTATCGTAAATCGTGCGTAAGCGTCGTGGGCTACCCAGTTGGACTTCTTGTTCACGGCCTTCGGGGTTAATGACGTTTTTCTTTCCCCACCATCCCTTTGCTTGAAGCGTTGGTGTAATACTGGCTTTCCATTGCTCCAGCGTTTGACCTTTTTCCATTGCCGTGACCAATGAACTACGGATATCTTGCAACAGATCAATACGTGCAACCTTTGCCACAGTAAATGCACGACTATGGGCATCATCTAAGGTTTCATGCCAATCCCAGCCAATCTTAAAACCCTTTGATTTCAAGTAATCGATTGCATCATTTGGGGGTAGATTGAATAAGGCATTCAACTCTGGACGTTGAGCGACTGGCATTAGCTTTGCTCCGTTTGAACACTCAGACGGCCTAGTACTTCACTGGCAAAAATCAGGCGTGTCAGTTTTTCTTGCAGAGCTGGTTCATCATCCATTGGATAAACATCCTGAAGAATTGTCAAAATTTCCTCTTCATTGCCTGCATTAATCTTTGCCAGCAATTGCTTTGTCCAATCCTCAACTGTGGTTTGTGCAGATTCAGTTTGATCTTTTAATAACAACTGTAATGCCTGTTCCTCAATCGGCAACTGGGCAGAATTGGCAGCAATCAGACTGTTCAATAAATTTGGCTGGAAAGTATTCATTGCCAAATTCGGTACAGTTGATTCTTTCTGAACACCCAAGACTGGCTCATCATCATCCGCAGGCTGAGGAATACCAAGCTTTTCATGTGCCCATGACAGTGGGATTTTCATACCAACGGCAACAAGCTTCTCAAGCGAATTACCAAAGACTTCCATGTCTTCAGTATCAGAGGTATCAAAGTAAAAGTTTGGATAACGATCAGATGTAATGTTTGGATAGTTCAACCGCATCAAATAACTGACAAGGCAGTCATTGATAGAGCGTGCAAGTTGTTTTGCATCAGACTCAACTAGACGATCAAACTGAATTTCATGGGTTTGACTTTGAGCATTGGTACTTGTTTTACCATCTGCCTGTGATAACAAAGTGCCACCCACAATAGCCTTAGACTGGGTTTGCTCACACCACTTAATCATAGCCATGTGGTTGTCAGTATCACCAGTTGCCGCTGTCTCAAAATCAATGCTCATACCATTGGGAATCACACCGCCAGCATTACGTCCGATTGACATCACAGCACGTAGCAATGTCATTTTTTCTTCATTTGTTGCACCAGGTGGATATTTACCCACACGGATTGGCAGACCATAAATTTCCAGAAACTGCATCACATCACGCACAGCATAGTGCTTGAATAAAAATGGCCAGCAAAGTACACGGTGCAAACCAGACCGGGCAATATATCCCGACTTGGCTTTGTGGCGGTGGATGAACCAGCCAAAGTCCCAAAACTCCGCACCTTCAGGCGTGCCATCGTTTAAGCGCAATTCATTAGGCTTATCAAATGGTGTGATGAAATTACGTGCCAACTGGTGCTGAAAACTTTTAGGTAGCCACAAATTACCCATTTGATGCCATTCAATCTCTTGGCATGAATAACCATGACCGACACCGTCCATCGCATCAAATAGAAACATCTCAAAATCTTGAATGTCCCCAATCCACTCCGCGACCTCTTCAGCAATTTTCTTTTCTTGCTCAGATGCATTTTTAGGTGGATTGACACCCCAATCGAGCTTATTCACACCTTTTTTGCGCTTATCCATTTCACTGAAGATATGACCGTCACGCTCTTCCATATCACAGAACAAATCTGCTTGAGCTTGCAGATTGCCTTGTTCAGCTTCAGTCAGTAATTGATGCATCCGCTGTGGATTCATCCCAACCACAGGATGCTCTTGCCATTGGTTAGATAACCACGCAACTTCAGCAGTCTGATGTGTCTCGAGTGCAGAACGATCTTGTTTTTTGGATGTGCGGTCTTTTTTAGCCATGATGCAAATACAGGTTGAGGATTTTGCATCATTGTTAGATTTATACCGGGGAAAAATCAGGCGGAAATGTTTCCGCCCAGTTTGATATTTTTTTAACGCGCAGAATTGCGATTTAAGCGATTTAATCCGTTTTACGCATCATTGCAGCAAAATACAAAATAAATGCCTAAAATCGCGTTTATAAAGATTTATAAATCTATAAAACAGCTGCTTCAGTAATTGGTGATGATCAATTCCTGTTTTTGGTCACGACCAGTACCAGAATTACCAACTGAATATTTGATTTTTGTCATTGCGATATTCAGACCATCAAACACTGCACGCATATCTTCATGGTCATTAATTGAGAGCATGACTTTACTTTTGCATGTCTTCATTAGCTCAGCCATCTTTTGATATTGATCAAGCTCAAAGTCCACACCATAGCCAGCCAATTTCCAATATGGCGGATCGGCATACATAAAACTATGAGGACGGTCATACTTCAGTAAACAAGCATCCCAACTCAAATGCTCAACAGTTACTCCGGAGAGACGCAAATGTGCTTCGCTCAGCTGCTCTTCAATCCTAAGTAAGTTCACTGGTCGGGCTGTGGTTGCTGTGCCAAAATTCTGACCAGACACCTTCGCGCCAAAGGCCGTATGCTGCAAATAATAGAATCGCGCTGCACGTTGAATGTCAGTCATCAAATCCACACTTGCAGATTTAAGCCATTCAAACATCTGCCGACTGACCAACGCCCATTTAAACTGCCGGACAAACTCTTCAAGATGATGTTGAACAACTCGATATAAGTTCACAAGTTCGCCATTCAAATCATTAATAACCTCAACTCTTGAGGGTTGATCACGCATAAAAAATAAAGCTGCACCTCCAGCAAACAATTCCACATAACATTGGTGCTCAGGCATTTTTTCAATCAACTGCGACACCAGACGACGTTTACCACCCATCCAAGGAACAATTGGCTTGGTTTTCATTATTTCACCTACTGCAAAAGCTTTTCATTTTTTGATAGCCTCAAGTTACTGTGTGCACAGTAGCGAGGCTAAGCCTGCGGTAGCACTTTTACCAAAGGGGGCGATTCTTGTTCCAGCAAGTTTCGTCACCTCGTTTTGAATTATTAGATTTTTAATACTTAACAATCAGGGGGAAATGCTTCCATGCAGAATCAAACAACAGAAAAAATACCTTTCTATAAATCGTGGGTGGTTTGGGCTGTGATCTATGGTTTGCTGATTTTGGCATATAACATAGCGTTTATCTTCCTTGATCCTGAAAAGAAGGTTTTGCTTACCTCGAATGAACTAGGTGATTTTTTAGCTGGAGTCTTTGCTCCATTAGCTTTTTTATTTTTGTATTTAGGGTATAAGCAACAAGGTCGAGAGTTACAACAAAATACACATGCTTTAAACCTTCAGGCTCAAGAGTTGCAAAATAGTGTTGAACAACAAAGATTGTTAGCTGAAGCAACAATTGATGATTTAAATATAACGAAGGAACAAATCCAAACTCAAAGAAGAAAAGAACTTATCGAAGCTCAACCATTTTGGCATTTTTCAGTTCAACAAGTTTATAAAGAAAAACCAGACAATGTACTCGGTACGAAGATAGCTGATTCAAATTTTAAAAGTATTATTATTTCCGCTAGTTTAGATAATAGTAGAGCTATTGCTAGAGAGGTTTCAGTCTCTGTTTTAAAATCTGATGAGGTTATCCAGCAATTTAAATATCAAACATTTGAAAAATTATCTAAACCACAAAATGTTAGTATCCGTTTACCTTACCCAGATTGTTTTGATGACAATAATGAGCTGAAATTAAAATACGCTATTGTTTATCTTGATGCGTTAGATAACCCACAATATCAAAATTTTGAAGTTATAGCCGAAAGAAAAACAGAAACAGAAACTCAATATTCTAGAGTTGATCGAATAGAACGCTCATATTAGAACCACCCAACAGACCCCATCCAATCATCATAATCATCTGGATTTTGCTCCACATCATCTTTAGAAGGGATTGGAGTAAATTCAATCGGAGCTGATGGATGATTGCTGGCATAGTCAGCTAACAAATGGGCAATCGCACTATCGCCATGACGGTCTTTATTATTGGTGTTGGTCTTGCCCATTGCAGGAATACGTGCCACACCATTCACCATGACAAAGGCACGATGGTCTTCAATAACGTCCTGATCCGCTGGCATGTTCTCAATATCACCATCTTCCAATGACGACTTAAAGTGGGGTGTATTTTCTCGATACCATGCTTCAGTCAACATAACCGCTTCAATACGCTCACCATATTTGACCTGCATTGCTTCAGCTAAATAACCACCATTACCGCTGGCATCATGTGCGCCTTTGCTGAAGTTAGGCAATGCACCAACTATAAGTTTCAAAAACTCTTCTTGTTGTTTGTATGGAACCTTAAACATCTCGAACAAGAAAGGAATACGTTTCTTAGTATTTTGTTGTTCCACCAATGGCCAAAATGAACACGCATTACGCTTACGAGCAAAGTCCAAACCATAATAACTGGTCAGTTTTTTTGGCAAAGCTTCAATCAATGGTTTTAATTGCTCATTAAAGAACTCTAGCACCTCAGCATTTCGAGCTTCCTCACTCACATTGCTAAAGTCATCCCAACCTTTAGGTGCTTCAAAACGAATGACTGGTACAGTGCTATCTTTTTTGCTTTCCAGCAATGAATGCGGCAACCAGCGACCACCACCTTTACTTGGAATAGCATCCAATTCTTCATCCGCTGCACTGCCATAGAAGTCATAAACTTCCTGCATCCATAATTCTTCTTCATGTGAATCATAGGCAATGCCTTTACGCATACAGACACGTTTATAGAGTCCCTGAGCCACAGCTTCTCGGAAAGTGGTACGATGCACTGTACCTTTACGTTTACCAGCACGAATTTCATTAATTAATTCATTGAATGGATTATCTTCACCATCATGTGTACTGATCACTCGTACACATCCACCCCAAATTAATAAAGCCAGTGCGGCTTTAAGCAGCTCATCCAGTGACTCATGGAATGCTGCCTCATCTAGAATTACTCGACCTTGACGACCACGTAAGTTGGATGGTCGGCTAGTCAATGCTTCAACACGAAAACCAGACTTAGGGAAGCGAATAATATAGGTCTGAATGTGCTTATCACCATCCTCCCAAATACCTTCTTCAACTTCTTCAGCAGCCAGTCCATAGGCACGCGCCCACATAGCACAAGCCTGAATAAACTCCACCGTCATATCCTTGTTATAACCAAGGTAATAGGTATTTTGCCCACCAGCAGAACGATCACTTGCACACTCCAGTGCAGCATCCGCAGCTTCAGCCCAAGTCAAACCAATACGACGTGACTTTTCACCAATCTTTAAAGGACTCTTATCAGCAATCCATTCTTGTTGGTATGGTAAAAGGACAGCAGGAACATCACTATCAAAATCAGGCTGTAACAGGTTAATTGGTGAAGCTTCTACGGTGGTCATTTATCGACAATCCCTAAAATTTGTTTACGAATTTCAGCTGCTGTTTCGGCAGATAATCCACCTTTTTTTGCAATCTTATCGACAGCTTTTGCAGCAGCTTGAACACGCTCTTTAACTTCTGATTCCCACTTTTTCTGATTCACAGAAGCTTTGGCAATTTCAGCAATTCCTTTACCCGCTTTTGCCATGAGCATGATTCGATCTGCTGGATCTGCATCAGGGTTTTCTGACTCTTGCAAAGCAATCAGCGCATTAAATAATTCAGTCTGAACCAGCGATAAAACAGCAGAGCTACGCATATCGCTATCATCTGGAGCAGCATCTGCAATCATCATGGCAGCTTGTGTACTGGCCTGAACCGCAGCAAGCTTTTGTTCTACTTTCTGACCATAGCGATGAACACTTGATTTACTAATGTCATAGCCACGCTCTTGTAGAATTTTTGCGATTTCTTCATAACCACAAAAACCTTGATCCATAAACCGCTTATCAAGCCATGCTTTATCATCGCTGCTTAACTGATCAATTGAGGATTCACGCGCCATAATTCACCTCAGTTCCAGTACTTATCAGGACGAGCAATACCAGCTTGGCAATCAATGGTGTATTCAACAATATCAATGCCCAAGCGATCTAATTTTGCATGCCAATGACCATCCGGCTGCTTTTTAATTTCAACCAGCTTTCGCTCTTGTAGATAATCAAGTTGGACGTGTAATTCTTGTGGGGTTGTATCATGGTACAAGGCACGCATTACATCCAAGAGCAACGTATCTAAAGCCCCAAGCGGACGTGCTTTATCTAATGCATTCAGCAAATGCCAGCGCATACCTTCACGACGGATTTTTTGAAGATCAAAACTCATGGGTTAATTCCTTGCTTAATCTGAACTTTTTCAAGCTTTTCAGCTACGGCATCTAGCTTGGCTTCAATAACGGTTTGACCGCGAATATAGTCATCACGGGCAATGTAGCGAAAAGGCATATCGGCTTTGAACTCAAGAAATTTACGCTCAAGTTCCCGGACTTCTTCTTGTCCCTTAACGGCTTGTCGTGATACTTCCTCAATCTTTTGATTTGTTGATTCAAAGTTTTGCTGAATGTTTTTATTAATCTGGCTACCCATGAGCTTGATCATTCCAGCGACTGCGCTTAGCACAGCCGATAGAACTAAAAACACTTGATATGGTTCAAGCTCAATAGTCATACATCCTCCTTAAAGGTATCGGATGCAGGAGGCAAAGGCTTAGCGCGGTTTTGATCAATAAAGCGACCAATAAAAGCCAAAACTGCCAAGGTGGCTGTTACACGTTGTTGTGTTGCCATAGGTAGCAATTGAATCAACTCTGTTGGCACACCGTAAAATTGAACATATGCAATTAATGCAACGAACCAGTTAGATAACCATAGCCAACCGCTACGCCAATTCTCTACAATCCAACGCTTTTTGAGTTTCACTTCAATACCTTGTAAATATTGAGGTTCAATAACCTTGCTTGGATTTTTAGTCAGCAACTCTTTCTTTTGCTGATTCAAACGACGTTGTAATTCTTGTTGTGAAACAGCATATTTTTTACTCACGTCATATCCTCCGCAGCATAGCCAAGATTCAACCCAATACGCATCATCCAGCCTTTACCAAAAACATTGAAAGTTGAAATTTTTGTATAGAACTCAATACGCTTGGCATTGAACAAACTGATTAATGCAAACTGTGGTTGCTTGCGAACAGCTGCAAGGGTGACTACACCAACAATACCGTCATCTTTAACACCAACAGCACGTTGTAGAAGTTTTCGGGCATTGAGTAGGCCATGATTTACGGCTGCATCAAAAAGCTGGAAAGCTACTGAAAATGGGAAGTTGTCACAGCTCATTGCATCCCAGTATTGGTTTTTATAAATTTGTTCAACAATATCCATTGGGATATCTTTCATTGAACCCTTATAACCATACTGACGAGCTACAGCTTTGGTGATGCCATAATTGGTTTCACCACCCGGATCAGATGAGTGGCTTACATAACCACCTTCATGCTGAAGTACTCGTTTTAGAGCGTCTTGAAATGTTTTAGACACAACAAAAAAACCTCATCAAATGATGAGGCTATGTTGCTGTTTTGGATTTGTTTATATCAGGCGGAAATGTTTCCGCCCAGTTTTAATTAGAGTTCACGATACAAGAAACAGGATATCCTTCATTATAATGACTAGCATCTAAATTTACGGTATATCCATAACGATTTGCTGAACTAAAAGCAGAAGAACCTGTTTTTTCATTTTGTTCTACACGATTCTCAAGCTCATCAATTACTGTCAGAATTCGATTATCAATATTTCCGAAAATCTTCTGACAATCATGGAATGCAACTGCCTTTGATTCTGCATAAGAATTTTGATTAAGAACCTCAACAATCAAGGTCTCCCAGTTTTCGGTTTTAGAGTCTCGAATAACTTTAATACTGTACCAATTATTTGCTCGTACAAATTCAGCATCTGGTTTCACATCACTTGGTAAGAATTTAACTTCACCAACATCTTTGGAATATGTGATTTGATATTCAGGATAAATGCTCTTTACTACACCAGCAAATTGAACAACACTTAATTTTGCAGCTGGGTCTGATTCACTATAACTCTGCTTAACATAAGGAGGTTCTGCTGGCTGTATTTGATTTTGCTTAGAGCAACCAACCAATAACAACAACCCAATAACAGCAATTATTTTTTTCATATCAATAAAAATTCTTTGATGAATTAACGACTTTGCCAATTACCTCAACATCATGTGCAGTTTCTAAATCCAGTTTCATTGGTGGATAAGCCTTGTTATCCGAAATCAATAACAGCGTGTTATCAAGCTGTCTTTGGATTCGTTTTACCCAAGTCATCTCACCACTCCGGATCACATAAATATGCCCATCTTGAGGGGTTACTTCAGCAGTATTAGTCAGGATTGGTTCTTTGTCTGCAATGGTTGGTTCCATAGAGTCACCACGCGTAATAAAGACTTTTAAGTCTTTTACAGAGAAACCTCTTGACCTTATCCAATCATTTCTAAATGCCATGTAATTTGACGGATTATCTCCAGCACAGACTACAGAACCGTGACCAGCTGAAATTACAACATCCTCATGAACAGGGATTAATGAAAACCCATCAAATCCGTCTGGTAGATCTCCAATACTACTTAACACTTTATTGCCAGTAATAATGTAATTCACATCAACGCCAGCTTGGCTTAGTGCAGATAACTGCACTGCATTTGGTGATGACAAATCCTTTTCCCAATCTATCAAAGTTCGCTTAGAAATGCCTGCAATTTGAGCAAAGTCAGGTTGAGTCAAACCTAGACGCGTTCGTTCTTCTTTAATTCTAAGCCCGATCATGAAAATTTCCTCATCAAACATATTGACTAGTGCAGTTATCTGCACTATCGTTAGACTTAAATGCAACTATATACGAACATATCCGCACATAAGAGGTTTTAGAGATGCGAAATAAATCACCAGACCAAGTTAAAAAGGACTTTGAGAAAAAGGGCGAAACCATCACAGATTGGGCACTTGCACATGGTTTTGACCGACATGACGTCTACAAAGTTCTTAATGGTCAGGCCAAATGCAAACGCGGTAAAGGACACGAAATCGCAGTTGCATTAGGTCTAAAACAAGGCACCAGTCAAATGACTAATGCCTAACAATTTGCACATTTTTGCACATTTTTGCACATAAGGAAAGAAACATGAGAGCAAATTTCTTCACCTTGCTGTTTCTATTTGTAGCGATATTTGGCTACACACAATGGTTTTTCGCAGAACAAGACAATGAAATCCTGCGCCAAGAACTTGTGTCTATCAAATACAGCGCTGGGAGTGACCGCCCATGACAGCAGTAAACAAGTCAGCAAGCAAAGTCCTCAAAGTCTTAAAGGCACTACGTGGGCACAGCTTAAAAGGTGCAACAAACCAAGAGCTTGCAAATCAACTCAACGAGTCGCCAAGCACCATCACACGCGCATTACAAGTGCTTTCAGAAGAAGGTTTGGTTCAAAAGCTGGATGACGGCAGCTATGCATTGGGAAGCTTTCTCGTATCAATAGCTCATAGCCATGCACAGGAAATTGAACGTGCCCAATCTCGTATCAGCGAACATCTACAACGTGTTTTTGCTGGTGTACATCAAATTAAATCAGAGGCTTGATTATGAGCGAATTAGATCAAAACAAACTTGCACAATTGGAACAATCTGTTTCTGTTGAGCAAATCCAGCTCTCTGAAAAACTTGGGGCAATCAAGGCAACAGCGTTTATCAAAAAACTGGTAACGGTTACCGAAATTAAGTTACTAGCAGAAATCAAAGAAACCAAACAATACAAGGGTTTAAAGTTACTTGATGGCTCTGGAAAACTGGTAACGGTTACCACTTTTGAAGAGTTCTGTCAGCACATTGGCATGAGCCGTGAAAAGGTTGACCAGGATATTTTGAACCTATCAACCTTTGGTGAAGACTTCTTAGAAACTAGCCAGCGTATGGGCTTGGGTTATCGTGACTTACGTAAACTCCGCAAGCTGCCTGATGCTGAGCGTGAAATCTTGATCAATGGTGAAGCAGTTAAAACTGAAGATCGTGAAAGTCTGATTGACCTCATTGAGGAAATGGCAGCTAAGCATGCCAAAGAAAAAGCGGAACAAAATGCACGTATCACTGAACTTCTGGAAAATGACAAAGCAAAAGATCAGTTGCTTCAAAAGAAAGACCAAAAGATCAATGAGCTTGATGCAAAAAACACCAAACTCAGCAGCCCGCTTGAAATCAAAAAACGTGAAGAAACCAAAGATCAGCAATTAGCAGCCATTGCTCTAAGTGATGCAAACACGGCTTGCCAGATTATGCACAACGATGTGGTTCGTTTCACCAACAGCATTAACTCTATTTTAGATGTTGTGAACGAAAACGGTTTGTACCACATCCAAGAACAAATTGAAGCATCCATTGTTTTTGCATTCCAGCAGATTGCTCAAACCAGTGTTGAACTTGGCATTCAAATTGATTTCGAGGCAATGGTAAACCCTGAATGGCAATTACCAGCTAGTCAAGAGCTAGATCAAGATGAGCTTCAACAGCTTCAACAAGCTGCTCAACAATCGTTGGAGCAGTAATCATGACAAATCCAAACTTAGCGAAACAAGATTACTTGCGTGATGTTGCAGCCAAACTTACTGCTGCTGAGTTTGGTGGGAAAGCTGTGATTGTAAAATCTGCCTGTGTTTATTTGAATCTAAGCAAACCGCAACTTTACCGCGAACTAGCAAAAGTTGGCTTCACTACTGAGCGCAAGCAACGCTCAGACAAAGGTAAAACAGTTGTACCGACGGAAGTTGCTGAAATGATTGGCGGCATGGTGCATGTTGCAACACGTGCCAATGGCAAAAAAACTTTACCTATCACCACTGCACTTGAAATGCTGGTGGCAGATGGTAAAGCGCCAAAGGTTTCTGCTGCCACAGTTGGGCGTGTCATGAAGCAGCAAATGTGCCACCCAAAACAACTGGCAACACCAACGGCTCACACACAACAAAAGTCTTTGCACCCGAACCATGTTTGGCAAGTTGATGCATCAGTTTGTGTTTTGTTCTACCTGCCTAAAGGCGGTATGCAAGTCATGGATGAGAAAAAGTTCTATAAGAACAAACCTGCCAATGTGAAGAAAATCGAAAAAGACCGAGTCATACGCTACGTCATGACAGACCACTTTTCCGGTTCAATTTATGTTGAGTATGTGACTGGCAGTGAAAGCTCAGAAAACCTGATTGATATTTTTCTTAATGGTATTCAAAAGCGCTCAGCACAAGAACCGTTGCATGGTGTACCAAATATTCTTTATGCAGATAAAGGTTGTGCCAACACCAGTGGCCTGTTCAAAAACTTGCTTGAACGTTTAGATGTGACTTTTATCGCCCACTCAACAGGTAATTCACGTGCCAAAGGCCAAGTCGAAAATGGCAACAACATTGTAGAGACACAGTTTGAAGGCCGTCTGCGTTTCATGCAGATCAACAACATTCAAGAGTTAAATGCCCAAGCTACTGCATGGCGTATTTATTGGAATGAAACCAAGCTACATAGCCGTACCAAAAGTACTCGTAATGCAGTTTGGCAAAGCATCAGACCAGATCAACTCCGCATAGCACCACCAATGGAACTCTGTCGTGAATTGATCAGCACTGTACCAGTTGAAAAAACAGTTAAAGCCGATCTTACAGTCAGCCACAGCATCCAAGGTTATGGTTCACAGAAATATGACGTGCGTCATGTTGAAGGTGTTTATCCAAAAGCCAAGCTCATGATTGTGGTCAACCCATACCGCGCACCATGCATCGATGTATTGACCAAGGATCAATACGGCAATGAAGTCATTTTCACTTGCGAACCATTGCAGCTTGATTGGGTTGGTTTTAGCGCGGATGCGTCTGTGATTGGCGAAGAAACCAAGGCAATGCCTCAAAGCTCAATTGATGCAAACCGCAAACGCATCATGAAAAAAGCGTATGACGCAGAAACCCTTGAGCAAGTTGATAAAGCCATTGCTAAGAAAAAGCCAGCGTATGAGGGTCAATTCAACCCGATGGCTGATGTCAACGCAGTTGAAGTTCCAACCTATATCAAACGTGCTGGTGAGCAAATCACAACACCACAGCAACAGCGCCAAGTTGCTCCAGTCAACTTAATTCAAGCAGCTAAACAAATTCGTGGACTGGTTGGCGACTTGTGGACACCTGAGTGCATGGCTGCACTTAAGAAATCATTCCCAACTGGTGAAGTTCCACAAGACGTTATTCCTGAAATTGCCGAAGGCATCAAAGCTGCCACCGAAAAACCGAAATTACGAGTGGTTGGAGAGTAATCCATGAGCGCACTTAAACAATTATTGATTGACCATGCCATCACGCAAGCATCCGTTGCTAAAGCACTCGATGTCAGTGGCACAACCATTAATTTCATTGTCAACAATGGGCAATGGCCGAAAAAGAACAAGGAGCAATTGCGACAACTGTTCATCAATTTCTTATTGGAAAAAGGCATCTCTCAAGATGCCATTCAAAACGCATTAGATGCTGACCAATCCCACACCGTTGACGACCAAGCCTTGGATGGTGGGACTGACAGCACTACTCAACCGGAGGAAGAGCAACTCATGCTACTACGCAAACAAACCCTAACACCAGCTGCAAAGAAAAAATTTGCACTATTCAAAAACATCTTTACGGAAAACATTCGTACTGCCGGGGAACTTTTCAACAATAGCGACATTAACTATGTCCGTGAAGCCATGTGGCAAGCAGCTAAAGGAAACTCTTCCTTTATTGCAGTAGTTGGACAATCAGGTTCAGGTAAGTCGACATTACGTCGTGAGTTGATTGACCGCATTGAACGTGAGCGTGAAGCAGCCATTGTCATTGAGCCGTATATTTTGGCAACTGAAGATAACGACTTCAAAGGCAAAACACTCAAGTCTCTTCATATTGCTGAGTCGATCTTGGCTGCATTAGCACCAAGTACAAATGCAAAGCGTTCACCTGAAGCACGTTTCCGTCAAGTGCATCAGTTACTCAAAGAATCAAGCCGTGCTGGGCACCACCATATTCTAATTATTGAAGAAGCCCAAAGCTTGCCAATAACCACGCTCAAGCACCTCAAGCGTTTCCTTGAACTTGAAAATGGTTTCACACCTTTATTGTCAATCATTTTGATTGGTCAAGATGAACTCAAAATCAAACTGGCTGAAAACAACCAAGAAGTCCGTGAAGTCGTACAACGCTGTGAAATTGTCACGCTTGAACCATTCACACAAACCACGCTTGTTGACTATTTACAGCACCGTTGCAAAGCGGCAGACCGTCAACTTTCAGACTTTATTGATGAATCTGGTCTTGATGCTATTTGCGCCAAGCTCACTCGTAATGTTGGTCGCAAGAACCAAAGTGAAAGCCTTTTATACCCATTGGCAGTCGGCAACCTCTTAACAGGCGCACTAAACGTAGCAGCTGAGCTAGGTGTTGATGTTGTGACTGGCGACTTGGTGATGGAGGTATAGGCCATGAACCTAAATTTTCGAAACGCCATGATTCTGAATTTTGCCTTTTGGCTGGTGGTCATTTTTATCGTTGTTGCTGTAGGGAGTTGCCATGGTTGATTTTGCAGATGTAGCAGATGGTTTGGCTGAAGAGCGTATTCAGCAAACCCTTTCTCAACGCCCACAGTTTGATGGTGAAAGTGAACATGAATGCATGAACTGTGGCAATGAAATCCCAGAACGTCGTCGCGCTTTGGGCAATGTGAAACTTTGCATTGACTGCCAAACCGCAGTTGAAAGCGACTCTAAGCATTTCCGAGGTGGTCAATGAATACCAAACAGAAACGTGCCCAATTTGCCAAAGATTTAGACAAATTGGTCAGCGGTGATTATGTACTTGTACCTAAAAAACCTTCATTTGACATGATCGTAGATGGTTTAGCAGTCATTGCAACAGGTGTTGGAGTGCAAGACATTGAATTTGAAGTACGTAAGATTTGGGAAAAAATGATTAATGCTTCACAAGTTGTTGAGGCGAATTATGAAAACTAGATGCCCAGCATGCGGAGCTACTTGCAGCCTAGATGCCCTAATCGGTCATGGCGATGCAAGTCAGGCATTCGTTGCATCTTTGAACATGACTGGCGACTTGGCAAAACCATTAATCAAGTATCTAGCCATGTTCAGATCAGAGAACCGCGACCTGACTTTTGAACGTACAGCCAAGTTACTGACAGAGATTTCTGATGACATTCTTGCAGGACAAATCAGCCGTAACCGGGTCAATTACCCGGCTCCAAAATCGGCATGGATTTGGGCAATCAACACCATGCTTGAACGTCGTGATCAAGGCAAATTGCAACTGCCTTTAAAAAACCACGGCTATTTGTATGAAGTGATCAGCTCATTCAAACCTGAGTACGCACCAGCACAAGACTCACGACCAAGACAAGGTTTTGGTACAGCAGCAGCTGAAGCAACAAGAGCAAAAACGGAAGCTGAACGTGCAGCAGATCAGGCTGAACATGAACGCCAAAAACATGCTCGTTCAAACCTAAGCGTTACTGAAATGCTTGGCTTTACAAAACTGAATGAAAAGCAGCCTGAACGTGGTCTGAAGAACATTCCTAAAGAACAACTGATGGCGCATGTCTCTAAAAACAAGCTGCCAAATGAAACCCTAGAACAATGTTACCAACGCCTCAAAGCTGCGGAAAACGAATCAGAACAAGGAGCAACACCATGACTCAACCAATTCCAGAAGGTTATTGGGAAAACGCTTCAGGTGCATTAGTGCCAGAAGCAAATGTCAAAGAAATTGACAAATTACGTGATCAAACAGTTCGCAAGCTTCATGAGAAAGCAAAAGAAATCCATGACCTTCTAAAAGAGTTCAAGGTTGAAGGCTTTGCTGATATTGCCAGTTTTATTCAAATTTCAACCGACCAATACGGTGCAAAGGTTGGTGGAAATAAAGGCAACGTGACACTCATGAGCTTTGATGGGCGTTTGAAAATCCAACGCAATTTTGCAGAAAACATCAACTTTGATGAACGCCTACAAGCTGCCAAACAACTCATTGATGAGTGCCTTGAAGAATGGACTGAAGGCAGCCGTGACGAAATCAAAGTCATCATTAACAGCGCATTTCATGTCGACAAAAAAGGAGACATCAGCACAACAAAAGTACTCGGATTAAAACGCATTAAAATCAACCACCCAAAATGGAAGCAAGCAATGCAAGCCATTTCAGACAGCATCAACATTGTAGGCAGTAAAGCATACCTTCGCTTTTACACCCGTGATGATGCCACTGGTGGTTACTTACCACTTTCACTCGACATCGCCTCTATTTAAGGACTCCAAAAATGTATTCGGTTAAAGCACTTAAACCAAAGCTTAACGACGATCCACAAGCACTATTCGTCATCACTCGTGAGGATGACGTTTTAGTGGGTCATTTCTACCACCATACACATGCAGAAATCGCATGCGCAGCACTTAACCAAGCTCAAGCAACTACTGAAGGAACATCAAATGAGTAACGTAACTAAAAAACATATTGCTGAAACTATCGCCAAGAAAGTTGGCATTAGCAAATCTCAAGCTGAAGAAGCGCTCAATACGTTTGAATCAATCATCCAAGGTTCTTTGGCTGATGGTGATCAAGTCACACTAGTTGGTTTCGGAACATTTGCTGTAAAAGATCGCGCTGCGCGTAAAGGTCGCAACCCGAAAACTGGTGAAGAAATCCAAATTGCTGCAACCAAAGTTCCAACCTTTAAACCGGGTAAAGCCCTTAAAGAGGCAGTCAATGGATAACCAATACACAAAAGCTGCTGGCTATCGTCACCTCTCTCCAGAAGAACTGGATTTGATGGTTCGTATTAAGGCTAAAGCTGCTGAGCTACTCACTTTGCAAGCAGAGTTAGAAAATCGTCTTAATACCGAGCTTGAAGTTAAGCAAGCTGCGGCAGATCGTTCGCAACTTGCCCCTAATGATTTTGCAAGTTCTGAGTATCAAGAATTGAATCGCTTCAAAGCTGCCGAGCCATTGCGCTGGGCTGCCATTGGCAAGACTGATATTCAGACCGGAATCATGGCACTTATGCGCGCAGTAGCACAACCACCCGTTTGTTAAGCGAAACACAGGCATTCGTGCCTGTGTCTGCCGGGTGTCGTGACTCGGTACTGACGAGCAGCGAGATTAAAAATGATCAGCAAAGAAGATTTGGAAAATTTGCCACCTGAAGTGGTAACAAGCTTGGGAGAAGTTTCATGAAGAAAAAAGAAGTTATTGAAAAAATTAAAAAGTGTTTGGCACTTAGTAAGTCAGCTAATCAACATGAGGCTGCTACAGCTTTGCGCCAAGCTCAAGCACTTATGGAAAAGTACAACATTGATGCCGATGACGCTGAGCTTCTTGGGATCATGAGCACACCAATTGAAGGTGGCGGTTCAAAATTACCACCTGTATTTGAATCAATGCTTGCCCAAGCAATTGCAAAACTCATGGATTGCAAAGTCTTTCTTAGTTACACAGTTAAAAGAACGCCGACTACAGAAAAGGTTGTTTCTCTGTGGAAATTTGTAGGCTTTGATCCAGCACCAGAAATTGCCAGTTACGCATTTGATGTACTTTATCGCCAATTAAAGAAAGCCCGTACAACCTTTATTAATACAGAGCTTAAACGTGTAAAAGTTCGCACCAATAAAGTCAAACGAGCAGATATGTTCTGTGAAGGTTGGGTAATTGAAGCTTCTGAACAGGCTCGAAAAATCAAACCTAACTTAGAAAAGATCAAACAAATTGAAGCTCATCTTGAGAAAACAATGACACTCACAAAGTTTGATCCTAAAAACCGTAATGAAAAAACCAACCGTAGTTCTAGTCGCAGTTTAAATGACTATTGGTCAGGTCGTCAGGCTGGCAAAGATGCCCAAATTAGTCATGGTATGAATGCAGGCCAGCAATTTGAAAAATTGGGGACATCATCATGCTAATAGTTGCTTATTTTGTTGTTTTCTTTATTGGCTTGGTGACCTGTTTTAAAGAGGCAAAACTGGCTTGGCTTACACGTAATAGCACAGGTCTAACCATCTTTGAAAAACGCGCCTACAAATTGAAGGCTGGTGCATCAATTACATTGGCTTTTCTTGCGGTTATCGGGCTGTGTCAGGCGGCTCAAGGTGTGGTGTGATATGGGTATATTCTTACTTGGTTTTATCATCGCTTGGTATTTATGCCACAAATATACTCACATTATGATTGCCAACGAATGTGAAAAACTTGGTGGTTTTTTCATAGGTAGCAAAACATACAAGTGCCATTCTGTGGTTGATTCAAAACAAGATAAATCTGTACCAAATGCAATTTTAGAAGCTGAAAAGCTTAATCGATTGGGGTGATTTATGAAATTCAATAAGAAAGCTAACCTGATCAAACTTATCCATGTCGGTAAAACAAAACTCGGCCTTGATGATGATGTCTACCGAGACATCATCCAAAGCACGACAGGTAAAACCAGTTCAAAAGATTTAAACCTAGCACAGCTTGAAGCTGTGCTAGATCGCTTCAAGCAATTAGGTTTTGAGGTCGAATCAAAAAAGAAATCTGATGTGAAAAATCTAGCAAGTGATGCTCAAAGCAAATTAATACGCCATTTGTGGCTACAACTACACGGAGCTGGTCAGGTTCGTAATGGTAGTGAATTGGCTTTAGCAAAATTTGTTGAGAATAAAGTTGGTGTGAGCGCATTGCAGTTTTTGAGTAGTCACCACGCTGACATGATCATCAATCATCTGCGCCAATGGTGTAAACGCTGTGGCATTGAACGCACTACAATTGAAGAGTAGGAAATAATTATGGCATATCATCCGCAGATCGCAGATGCCCCAGCATATTTCACTGAAAAAGAAATTCTTGGGCTAATTCCTGAAAATTTTATATTCGTGACTCAGCTGATCGGCATTCGATCTGCTTTGAATATGATTGATGAATATGGAGGTACAAAGGTCTTCATTCCACACAAGCACGCCCTTGAGCTTCACCATGAGATTGCTCAGGTTATTGGCCTAAACAAGCTTCAGCAGCTCTCAGAGCAAATGGGTAACTGTTATATTGAGATCCCAATGGGCAGACCTATTATCTGCGCTATGCGTAATCGCATGGTTCGTGATCATGCGGAGAAAGGTTGGTCAAAAGCAAAGCTTGCACGTAAGTTTGGCATCACACAACGACGCATTCGTGGCATACTTAATAAAGCAGAAATTTTAAAAGTACACGTCGAACGCAACCTTGATCTTTTTGAATAA